CTTGCGGCATGGCCCACGCCGGCAGCGACAGGGTCTGCACGTCGGTCGAGTATCCGGGCCATTCGTTCGTCGCGAGGCATCGCTTGTAGATTGCTGCGGCGCGCTTCATGACGGTGTTCCCGGCGACTAGCGCGGCGGCGTCGAGTTCATAGATGCCGATCGCGTATGGCGCGGTGCTTTCGACGGCGATGAAGATGAAGCCGTCGGCGGGATCGGGTTGTGTGTAGGCGTAGCCATTCAGGTAGTGCGCGGCCTGGATGTGATAGCCGAACGCCGTGATCGATCGGCTGAAGCCTTCCGGGCTGGCGTCGATCGTGGTCTTCAGGTCGATGATGCAGTTCGCGTTCAGCGCGTCGGCCTTCGCCTTGCACTTCACGCCGTGCTGTTCCCACAGCATGACCTGTTCGGTCTTCGCGCCGGCGAGGAGGTCGGCGGCCTGGCGGTTGCTGTAGAGCGCGTCGCGGATCGCGAGCGCCCGGTCGCCGTCGGCTTCGTTGAGGATCGGCAGCCCGGTCGCCTCGAGGCGGGCGCGTTCGTCCTTGCCCTCCTTCGATGCCCAGTTGAGCCGCTTCACCACGAACGCCTGCTTTTCCGGCTCGAGTGCCAGGCTATGCACCACGGTGCCGAAGACCATCTGCGGCGTCGGCGTGCGCGACCGCTGCCGGTCGGCGTAGTAGTGCAGCGGCGACTTCGCCAGCAGCTTCGCGCCGCTGGCACTCAATGCCTCGAGGGCGAAGTAGTCGGTATCGTTCACAGTGCCATCCTCTCTCTGTTAGCGTTTTGCCGGCGATGCGTGGCTGACCGTCTCGGTAACGGCGGCCACGTCATCGCCGGCCGCCGTCACGGTGTCTGAAGTCGTGACGGCGTTTCTCTTGTTGGGCAGCGCCGGCCGGGCGATGCGGGCCACGTCGGCCAGCAGCTGGTCGAGGCGGCGTTTGAAGTCGGTGTCGTAGAGGCGTTCGCGGGTCACGCGCATGGAGTGCAAGCATGACGTATGGTCCATCCTGAAAGCGCGGGCGCATCCTGCGAGCGACCAGCCGGCGGCGGTCAGCGAGATGAAGGCGGCGAGCCTGGCGCGGACGGCGATGCGCTTCCGGCACGGCCCCCAGACCATGTGTTCCGGGACTTCGAAATGCTTCGCGGCGATCTGGACGACCACGTTCGCCAGCACCTTGCCGCCGGGCATCTGCGGCTCGCCGGTCGGCGTCTTCGTCGGCAGCCAGATGGTGCTGGGCCGTTCCTCCGGGCTCGGGGGCGCCGGCTTGGGCGGCGGTGCGACGACGGCGGTGATCGGCCGGAACTCTCCCGGGAACGCCAGCCTGCGGGCCTGCGGCGACAGTCGGGCGGCCAGCGCCTTGCGGCGCTCGATCAGCTCGAGCGCGTAGCCAAGCGGTTCGCCGGTCACTGGTGCTTCCGCCGCTTCTGCGTGGCCTTGACCTCCTCGGCGACCTTGGCGTCGAGGTAGGCGATCGCTGCTTTCAGTTCGCGCTCGCGCAGTTCGCGTGCCTTGCCCTTGCCGGGAATACGGTCTTCGGATTTCCAACGGTGAATGGTGGTGACCGGGTAGCCGGCGGCCTTGGCGACTTTCGTCGCGCCGTGGCGTTCGATCGATTCAGCAACTCGCATTTGCGCCAAATACCGTTTTGGGAAATCGATGGCAAGCCTGAAAATGGAATTGCTGTGAACATTCCATTTTGGTATATCGCGAAAACGCTAACCGGAGATGGCAATGGAACGCGACAATCCGTTTGAAAACAAGACGTGGATAAAGAACGCCATATCGAGCGGCTCGATCACGCCGCCGCCCGGCGATCGTGGCGGCACCAGCCTTGGTTGGGTCTGGCTGCCGATATTCCTCGCCGGCTGCGTGTTGATGTTTTACTACGGAGTGACGCGATGAAGACCAGCCTGCATCTCTGCACCGAGAGCTTCTTTCGCCACGCCTACGCCGTGCGCCGGCGTAACCGGCGCGACAAGGCGACGGTGCAGTCGCTTTGCGTGATGGCTCACGTCGATAGCGTCAAGGTCGGCCGCGCCGCGCTGGCGGTGCTTCGCGAGATCCGCCTCGAGCCGGCGCCGCGCAAGGGTGCTGCATGAACACCGACGAACAGGAAGCCCGCGCCTGGCTGGCGCAGGCGTTTGGGCCGACATCCTACAGCGACGCCGACGACCAGCGGCACCGGGCGACGATCCTGCGGCTGCTGGACGAACAGGCGGCATGGATACGCGACCTCGAGAACGAAATCCGGGCGCGGGTGGAGGAAGGTCGATGAGCGCCGTTGCTACTGCGCCGCCTTCGGCCACGTCTTGGTCGGTGCCGTGGGATGCCCCATGTGAAGGTTCACGTCGGGCAGGCACCGCTCCATCATCGCCATGCGCTCGATGTGCCGCTGCTGCTCGAGCTGCGTGATCACGTAGCCGCCAGCCCCGGCGAAAGCCATGTTGAGCAGCACGATCAGCAGCAGCACGGGGCTGGTGCGGAACACGTCCAGCAGGCCGCCAGCCACGCCCAGCATGTCGTCGCGGTGCGCCACGACGACGGCCGTGGGCGGGGTTGCTGGCGGCACGGGCGAGGTCATGTGAACACCGTGTCGGTGCCAAGCGAGAACGCCATGTAACGCGGCTGCGGTTCCCATGCCAAGTGCGTCCAGCGGTCGAACTCGAGTATGAGCTGGTCAACTCCCAGCTCCTTCATGTGCGGCACCAGCGCACGACATACGTCTGCCGGGGAACCAAACTCCGGGCAGACGAAGTCGCAGGCGCGGCCGGTCAGGTGCGCGCTGTTCAGCACGCCATGCACCAGCGTGTTAAGGGCCGGGCCACGGTAGCCGCTCGTGACCGTGATGGGATGACCCAGCACGCGGCGCACGCCCTCCATCATCACGGCCGTGCGTTGCAGCTCCCGGATGACGTGCGCTGGCGGCGTGTTGTCGACACCGGCCGATTGCGCCGTCTGGCTGCGCACGAATTCCTCGAGCGTGAAATGCTCGCTGAGCTGCATCACCATCTCCCCAACGGACAGCCGCCTGCCGCCGCCTTGGCGGCCAGCAGGCAACCACACTTGCGGCACCGCTCGATGCGGCCGTCCACGTATTCGGGACAGCCGCGACACACCGACATCCTGCGGCAGAATTCGGCGTAGGAGGTCGAGACGGACATTACGCCTTGATCAAGTAGCGCACGATGGCCGTGGGCTGCACGTTGTTATGCGCTTGGCCGCCGTAGTTGAAGCTGGCGCTGTAGAAATTGCCGCCACCGCCGATGGACCATACCGACGGGCCATATGGCGTGGCGGTAGCAAAGTTGCCGACCGGAGATGCCGCGCCGCCCGGCGGCGGAATTTCGGCGGGGGTGAGCTTGTGGATCTGCTCGCCGCCATACTTGCCGAGTTCGGCATGGTTGGTTCCGGTAAAACCGCCCGCCGTTGCCGTTGCACCACCAAGATGCACGCCTGTGGCGTCCACGCCCGCCAGCACGCGGCCACGGAAGTCAGGAAGACGGAATTGCGTCGAGGTCTCGCCGCCAGTGTTCCACGTGGTGCCGATGGCGGCAAACAACGCAGGCTCGGCAGCGCGGTCCTTGATTGCGCCGTCGCACTCGAACCATCCGGTCGGCGTGGCCGGGGAAGCGGTGGCCTTGATGTCACCAGCGGAAAAACCGCCGCCGCCGCCGGTTGCCAACGCGGCCACGATAGCCGCATGCACGAACGCGGTGGTGGCGATGCTGGTGTCGCTGTCGGCCGTGGCGGGCGTTGGCGCGGTCGGGTTGCCGCTGAACGCGGGCGACACGAGCTTGGCATAGTCCGCCAGCTCGGCGTGGACGAACGCGGTGGTGGCCAACGACACGCTGTCGTCGCCTTTGGCGGGCGTGGTGCCGGTAGGGTTGCCGGTGAACGCGGGGCTGGCCAGCTTGGCGTAATCGGACAAGTCGATAGCCGCAACGGCCGCCGTGACCTGCGCCACGGTTGCCGCCTGATTGCCGGTGCCGCCTCCGGGCAAGGTAATCTGCCCCGTCATGGTGCCGCCGGTCAGGGCGAGGCGCGCATTGACCTGCGTCACCGTGGCGGCTTGGTTGCCCGCGCCTCCGCCGGGAAGCGTGATCTGGCCGGTCATGGTGCCGCCAGTGGTCTGAAGGAACGCGCCCGGATGGTGCGTGCCGGGGATCAGGTCCCACTTGGTGCCGTCGTAGATGAGCAAGTCGCCCGCACCGGCCGCGCTGCCCGCCGCGCCGGTCCAACCGGCCGCAACCGTGCCAGCGACGGCCACGATGACGAATTGGCCTGCCGTGGCCGTGGGTGGCGGCGTGGTGATGTTGACCGCGCCAAGGTAGTTGGTTCCGCCGCCCGTGCTGGCGCTGGCGGGAAGCGCGGCTACAGGCACGCGGCCAGTGGCGTCGAGCAGTACCGGGAAGCCCACGGCACCTGCGGTCCCGGGCGTGCTGGTCGGCAGCATGGTCTTGTCCACGTGGCCGTCGGTGTTGAGCGCGACCAGCTTGCCGCCGTCTACCGTGCCGGTGGACACGGAAACGGAATGCACGACGCTGTTGTCGAGCTTGCCGGTGGCATCCAGCACCGGGATCTTGCCGGTGTCGGCCGGGCCGGTGGACAGCACCACGGTCTGCAACGCACCGGCCCCGGTCAGCAGCGTCGAGTCGATCTTGCCGCTGGTGTTGAGCACGACGACCTTGCCGCTGGCAGCCGCGCCTGCCGAGGTGGCAGTGGCGTTGAGCAGCGTGGGGTCCAGCACGCCAGCCGCGTTGAGCTGCGGCACCTTGTTGGCGTGCGTCGCGCCGCCTGCCTTGGTGAGATCGGCCAACGGCACGAACGTCCCGGCAGCGGTGCCGCCGGTCACGTAGGACAGCGAGCTGAACCGCGTGGTGCCGTCGCCGACCTTCAGCTTGATCTCGCCGGTCGGCGTGCGCTCGGCGGCGATCTCGCCATTGCCAATGACCAGATCGTTGGCGGTCCATTCGGCGGTGGTGCCGATGAGCTGCCGCATCCGGGCGAATGTGTCGGTCATGTCCTGATCTCCCTAGATAATGGCGGCCGGATATTGCGGCGAGCCCGCGTAGTACGTGTCGAGCGAAGGCGTCGGCGGTTCGCCTGCGATGATCCAGTCCGTTGGCGGCGGCGGTGCCGGATGGCCTGCAATGACCCAATTGTGCGTTGGCAGCTTGGGGCCGAGGCTGGCCGCAAACGCAGGCGACAGCTCGGCCTGCACGCGCACGCGCACCCACTCGTAGGTGACGTTGTCGATGGTCAGGTTGCTGGTAAACCGCACGTCGTGCGGGATGGTGATCTGGCCCAGCAGGCCGCTGTACATGCTTTCGAGGTCCAGCGAGAAGTAGTCGTAGGCGAACTCGTTGACCCAAGACTGCCAGCGGCCAAGCTCCACCGCCTTCATCACGAACTCGAGCGTGAACAGGTGCGGCATGGTGCGGAACATGCGGCGCTGCCGCGCGTGGCCGCTTTCCATGGGCGTGCGTATCACGCCCATGTTCACGTCGATGTGATACGGCAACACCTGCGCGCAAGCAAACGCGGCAGGGTACTTGGGGATGGTCATACTGGGCGCTCCAGAAACGGGAACGTATTGGTGAACGACCGCTCGTCGTAGTTGACCCCGGTGAGCGTGACAACCGTGCCGCCCTTGGGCCGGATGTCCGTCAGGATGAAGTCCCGCACAATGGTGGTGGCCGGGCCGATGGCGTAATGCGTGTTCTCCTGTCGCTCGTCGAAGAACATGGCAAACGGCGGCAGGCGGTTCAGCACAACGTCGTATGCCGTCGCGCCCTTGGTGATGCTGATGGGGTCGGACACGCTGCCGTCCTCGGCGCGAAGCATGATGACCAGCGCCCCGGGCGTCCAGTCCACCGGCTTGTCCAGCGTCAGGTTGAGGTTGCTGACCTTGGCCACGATGCCGGACGCGCCCCACTTGGGCATCGTGTGCGCCAGCGCGATGCGTTCGCCGAGGTGCGGGATCAAGCCTTCCAGCTCGGTGTCGAACTCGGCGAACCGCCGCTGGTAGGTGCGCCGCTGCCACAGCAGGCGGGCGTACTCGAGCGCGTGCGTCTTGTCGGTGCAGCCGAACAGCTTCACCTTGTCCGGGTCCACGCCGCCGGTTGGGTACTTCACATACGCCGGGGAGAAGGTCGAGGGGTCGCGGTACTCGACCTCAATGCAGTCGGTGCGGCCCACCGGATCGAAGTCGTAGGTGAGGCTCAGGCTACCGGCCGCGATGTTCTGCTCGGTAAAGATCATCGAGCGCACCGGCTTCAGGCCATCCTGCTGAACCGACATGAACGAGCCAATAGGCAACGGCGCTGCGGCAACGCCTTGCACGCTGTTTACCAGCGCCTCCCAAATGGTGGTCTTGCCGGTGTAGACCGCGTTGAACTCGTAGCCGTTCCAGTATTGCTTCAGCAGCCGCAGCTTGGCGTAGTCCAGCTCGTCGGCAGGACGACGGCCGCCGTACACCGCGTTGTGGTGGATGTCGGCGAAGGCGTCGGCCGGGCTGGTGGTCGCGACCAACACGTCGTCCTCGACACGCGGCAGCTTGCGGGTCATCAGCACGCGGATCTTCTGCTGCGCGTTGTCGGCGATGCCCTTGGTGCCTTTCATGCGCACCGCCATCAGCGTCACGTCGCCGTAGACCGCGCCCGGAGTAATGTCGGCAATGAGCTTCGCGCCGCGCCAGATCCACTGCGAGCGATGCTGGCTGTACGGCACGTTGGCCGGGCGGCGCACCTTGACGCGCCACATGCCGGAGCGGCCGGTGTTGATCCAGACAGTGCGGCGCACAGGCGTCACGCTCTCGTCGTGAAAACGCTCCTCGTGGAAGCCGCCAAGGCCGACGTAGTTGCCGTCGGCATCGACCTCCTCCCAGTAGATCCAGATATACGTGGTCGCGGCCTTGTTGATCTGGCCGTCCTGCTCGTACAGGCCGCCCGGGAATTCAAAGTCGAACCGCATCTGGCTGCCGCGCTTGCCGGTGCGGGACAGGTCGAACCAGCCCACATCCATGATGACGTCGAACTGCTGGGTGCCGACCTCCGGCGAGGTAACAACGTCCTCGTGAAAGTCCGGGAACACGTGGCTCACGTAGCCCATGCGGCCCTGATGCGCGGCAGGCGGGAACACCGCGTATTGCAGGATTCCCGGCTCGAGGCTCGAGACGGACGTGTCGCCAATGACAACGTCCTTCACCTCGACCTCGCCTTGGCTCAGCACCATCAGGATGTCCACGTACATTTCGCCGGGATAGCCGGAGTAAAACGTGTACGGCTGGCTGCAATAGTCCGGCGTGTGCATGACGGTGCCGTAGACCACCGGCACCGGCTCGCCGAGGCGTGCGCTGTTCTGGTTGTTCTTGACGCTGTAGACCGGGGAAGGCGTGCTGACCGCCTGCGCCTCGAAAGGCGGGGTCTGCGGCTGCTGGAACAACAGGCCAATGCCCATCGACACCGCCGACAGCACCACCGAGATGAGGATGCTGGTCAGGATGGTCTCAAGGCCCGCAGGCGTCAGCGCAACGACCACAACGTCGTCGGGCTCCAGCTCCATGTCGAGGTCGTCCAGCTCGATCTCGTTGGCGTTGACGAACACGCGGATCGGCATGCCAAAGCCGGTGGGATAGTTGTCCTGCAACCAATCGATAGGCCGGGCGTTGTCCGGCAGCTCGTGGACTTCCTTGTCGAGCTGGGACAGCGGGTTGCGCAGGAGGATCAGAGCTGGCATCGCCACCACCGGAGATGAGGATAGGTTTGGGTGAACCGCCACAGCGGCTCCCACACGGTGCCCAGCTTCTCCTGCGAATGAAGCACGCCGCCGTACAGGTACAGGCCAACGTGGTTAGGCATGCGGTGCCGCGACACGCTGCACATGTCCCAATCCTGCGGGACGTTGACCGGCTTGGCCATGTCGGCAAACGCCGCCTCGCCTGCGGTCATGGCCTCCACGAGTTCCTTCAGCGACGGGTTGCTGGCAACGCGCCAGTCCGGCAGCGTGACGCCGCGCTGCTCCTTGAAGGCCGCCATGCACATGCCCCAGCAGTCCCAGCCGTTGCGGTCGCGGCCGTTGCGCAGGTACGGAACCCCGACGTATTCGTTGATCCAGTCGTGCGCGCTCATCGGTCCAGCCCCGGAAAGCTGTCCACGCGGTACAGAACGGACGGGAACACGCGGTTGAGTGTGTCGGCCTTGGTGGCCGCGCCGGTGATGCTTTCCAGCGTGATGGCCACGTTGGTCAGCGTCAGCCGCAACGGCGGGTCGTTCTGCGGCAGCGTCAGGCGGCGGTCGAGATAGACGCGGTAGACGACCTGGATGTTCTCGGTTGGGTCCGTATTGGCCGCGTCGATTGCCTCAATCGCTTCCTGACCGATGTTGTCGATGGTCACGGTGAGGTCCTGCTGGCCGCGACCGTCTTGGTTGGGAAGCACCAGCTTGAACGGCAGGATTTTGAAGAGTTGCTGCGTGCCGTCCTCCAGCAGGAAGTCCCACGTCTGGAGGTCGTTCGTGATGTAGAACGGCCCGGCCGGAAACTTGCTGTGGCGTAGCTCGAGCGTCTCGATGTAGCGCGTGTCCTGCGGTGCGCTGGCATAGATGCGCTTCAGTTCAGGCGTGATGGTCATGCGCCTGCCCTAGCTAGACCATACGCCCGTTCCATTGAATTGGACACGAGGTTCCCGCCGCGCGTGAGGTCGCGGGACAGGCTGCGCTTGACCTTCTCGATGATGATCTCGAGTTCGCCGCCTTCCCGCTCCCGGGTGCTGACCTGGGCGTCGCTGTAGTTGTTCACCGTGACCTTGACCGGGGACGACGCGATGCCGCTTCCGTTGCTGCCAGCCAAGCCGGCGGGCGCGTACTCGCCGCTGCGGCTGTATCCAACGCCAAATGGCGTCGGCCCCGCCAGCGCGGGCGCCACCACGGGACCCGCAAACGACTTGCCGCCAATGGCGCCGCCGATGATGCCGGCGAGCCAGCCGCCAATGCCGCCTTTCCCGCCACCGGCGGCGCCGCCCTTGGGAAACAAGGCCTCCATTAGCGGCTTGATCACGAGGAGCTGGAACAGCAGCTTGGCAAGGTCCAGCGCCAGCGACTTCAGTACCTGTCCGAAGTCCTTACCCTGCGCGATCGCGTCGAAGAACATGCCACCGGCATTGGCCGCGAAGGCGGACAGGCTTTCGTTGATCTCCTGCATCGGCTCCTTGATCTCGCCCTGCTGTTCCAGAAGCCGCTTCAGCGCCTCCTGGTACTGTTCAAGCGACAAGTAGCCGGCGGCGTGCGCTTCCTTCGTGCGCTCCAGTTCCCGGTTGAATTCGCGCATGGGATCGAGCTTGTCCTTCAGCGCGTTTGCCCATGCCTCCAGTTCGTTCTTCGATTCCCGTGTGGCTGCGCCGGCCCCGGCTGCGGCAGCACCAACGGCCTTGAACGTCGTGGTTGCTTCCTGTCCGTATGCCTTGGTGACGTTGATCGTCTCCTGCGTTTGCGTGTTGAGCAGGGACAGTTCAAGAGCCGTCCTTGTTGCCATCTCCGTCGCAGCGGCTTGCGCCTTGGCAAGGTCGGCCTGCATCGCTTCGGTAATCTTGGTCAGGCCAGAAGGATTGATCTTGGCCCGCCAATCGATGCCCGCGCCGACCTTGTTCAGCCCTTCGATGGCGAAGTTAATGGCGTCAGCAAATTGCTGTTTGAAGGCGTCAACGAATTTCCCGACGATGCCCAGCCAAGACGAAGTCGAGGACAACCATGCGGCCTCAACCTGTTTCAGCCACGTAGGGATCTGCTGGGTGAGGAACAGCCGCAGGCGGTCGTACTCGGTCAGCAGCTCGACCACGGCCTTGATGCCGACGCCGAACGACGACTTCATGACGCCGCCGAGTGCCGCCACGCCCTTGGCAATGATACCTTCTCCGCCAAGCCACTCGGCCAACGCCTTCACGTCGGCGGTCATCTTGCCGAAATTCTCACCGGCCTTGAGGATCAGCGGAGCCCAGCTGTTGATCTGTTCGGCGATACCGCTGACGAAACCGGCGATGGCAGGCTGGTCGAACGCCTTCTGGACCGCTGTGCCGATGTTGTTCATCGCCTGGCCGACGGTCAGCGGCATCCGGGCGAACTGTTCATTCGCCTGTTGGGTCGCCTTCAGCAGCGCGTTGGCGATGATGTCGCTGGTGATCTTGCCTTCGCTGCCGAGCTTCTTCAGTTCACCGACGCTGACGCCCATTTCGTCGGCAATGGCTTTGCCGAGAAGCGGCATGCGCTCCATGATCGACCGTAGTTCGTCGCCCTGTAGCTTGCCGCTCGCCAGCGCCTGCGACAGCTGAAACGCCGCGCCGGTCGTCTCCGCAATGCTCGATCCGCCGATGCGGCCTAGCTTGATGACCGTCTCGGTCATCTGGGTGATCTGGGCGTTGTTCGCGCCCATTTCCTTCAGGCCGATCGTGAACCGCTGCGCCAGCGCGGCGGCGTCCTTGAAGCCGACGCCGGTCTTGCTGGCGACGTCGTACATGTCGTTGAGCAGGTCGTTGGCCCGGGAAGCGGAGCCGGTCAGCGCCTCGAGCGATGCGCGGAAGTTCTGCGGTGCCTCGGCCAGCTCGACGAAACTGTCCTTCAGCTTGTTGATGCCCTGGAGGACCTGGGCGGCGATGAAACCCTTGACCGCCAGCCCGACCGCCTGCATCTGCCGCGCCATCGACTGCGTGGCCGACGATGTGCGCTTGGCACTGTCCTGTATCTTTTGCAGCGACGCGACGGCGCTATCCATGCCGGCGCGGAAGTTGGCAATGTCGGCCTGTAACTGGACTACAAGGGCGTCACTCATCGGCCGCGCCTCACCTTCAGGGGAGCGTTAAGCCGGGCCGCTAGCTGGCCGGCGTTCTTGTAAAGCGCGATGCGCGTCTCGTTGACGATCAGTTGCGCGATCTCGGTTTGATGGCGAACGAACGTCCATTCGAAAAAGTTCGTAGCCATCTGCGGCGACGCCGCATAGGACTTGCCGGTCTTCCGGCGTGTGTACGCCTTGCGGCCGTGTTCGAGCGTCTTGTAGTAGAAGCGGATCTGCTTCTCGCCCCGGACCTTTCCGAGCTTGACGTAAGCGGCAAATTTCTTGCGCGCCATGGCCGATCTGATCGCCGACTTGAGGATGCCTTTCTTGCGCGGCGCGGCACGGCGGATGTAGGTCCGCAACCGTGCCGCGCCCTTGCCGAGGCCCGTGCGCTGGGCCTTCGTGGCCGCCGTGTCCGGCATGCTTTGCAGGAGGTCGGCGAGTTCCTTGGCACCCTTCAGCGTGACGCTCATAGGCCGAACCCTTTCAGGATGTCCTGCGGCGAGCCATGGGCAAGGTTGCCGTCTTCCGCCGCACGCTGCGTCGAGAAGTAGACATTCCAGTCCATGAACTCTTGCCAGGTCATCCGTTCCTCAAGCTCCCCTCGCGTCATGCCCAGGTGCAGGGCGAGCGCGTGCAACGCCATCCTGTATGGCGTCAGTTCCCTTTTGGGGCCGCGTCGCCCATGCCGTTGACGCGCAGCACCGCCTTCACCAGCGCCATGAATTTCGCCATGCCGAGGTCGCCGGCGGCCTCGCCGAGCGGCACGCCGTTGACCGTGACCGCCGCACCGAGCATCTCGAGCTGCGTCGCGAAGGCGTCCTTGTCCATCTTCTCGACCAGCGGGAGCATGACGCGGATCGGCAGTTCGTTTGCGACGTAGGCCACGTCGCCGATCTGCACGGTTTCTTGGTTGAGGTTCATCGCTTGCCATCCATGTTGAATGCCATCCCTTGTTTAAGATGCGGCGGCCGGGCGGGATGGCAGTCTAACCCGGCCGCCGCACTTCCTCGCGCCCCTTTAGGGTCAGGGCGCGAAGCCGTTAGAACAGGTGACGCGGGCGGCTGCCGAGCGCGAGGCTCGCGTTCCACGCCACCGCGCCGTCGAGCGGCACGTCCCAGCCGAACGAGCTGATGATGCCCGGGAAGATGATCTCCCCGTTACCCGGAAGCATGATGCGGTAGATACGCTCGAGGCCGTCTTCTTCGGCCAGCAGCAGCTCTTTGTAGTCGGCGCTGGTGATGTCGACGTAGCCGCCGAGATCGACCGTGCCCGCCGTGGTGCTGGCGGACGGGATCGAGGCCGACGGATCGCAGTAGGTCGCGACGGAGATGGTGCTGCCCTTCTCCGCGTTGAACTGAAGCTGCGACAGGCACAGGCACACCATGTCGGTGTCCGGATAGTGCTGCATGGTCGGCGTGGCCGCCAGCGTGCCCGTGGTGGCGAGCAGGTTGGTGCCGTTCAGCGTGAAGCCGGTGCCGCCGGTGTCGATGGACCCCACGGTCCACGTCTTGCCGTCGATCTCCTTGAAGCCGGTGCCGCCGGTCGGGATCTTGATCAGGTCCCCGACCTTGAGCCCGGCCACGGCCGCCGCGACGGTGACGTGCGCACGGTTGTCGCCAGCGGCCACCGCCTTGGCGATGGCGGTTGGCGTGATGCTGCCGGGAGTGGCCCCGGCCTTGGTGACACAAACGGTCACTCCGCGTGAATTTTTGGCTGCCATTTCTATCTCCTCTTCAGTTCACCGGCTGCGACGGCATTTCAGTTGACGTTAACCGAGCAAGCCGCCGCAGCAGCCGCTTGCTTTTCTTGACGACGTCGCGCCCCGGCCGCTTTGCGCTTAACCATCATGCGCTCGCGATACTCCGGGTCCTGCCACAGTGCCTTGGCATTGACGCTGCGCACCGCCCGGAGCGCGGGGTCTTTTGCCGCCTGTTGAATGGCGGCCTTGTGTTTTTGCCGAACCGCTGGGTCCTTGAACGCGGCAATGGCCGCCGCACCACGCTGCGCCTTGGCGTCGGGGTTGCCGTCCCAAAACCGGCGAAGCCCTTCGCGATGCCGTGCTTTGATATCCGGCCGGGCTTGGTTGCGCTTCTGCGCCGCACGTTGTTTCAACAAAACGGCAGGCCGGTTTTGCGCCTCTTTTTGTATGGCCGAAACTTGAGCGTGGAATTCCGGGTCTTGCCATTTATCTCTGGCGGCTACGCTACGCCGCGCCTTAACCTCAGGTCGTGCGTTGGCGGCACGCTGCGAAGCGCGCTTGCGTTCTTTGGCGATCTCGGAAAATCGATAACCGCTGGCTCCTTCGCCACCATCCGTCATGTTCGCAAGGCGCAGGCCAATGCTTCGGTAAAACGAGATCAGCTGCCGCTCCGTGTCGAACGCGGTCTCCTCATCCAGACCAGTGGCCACCAGCACGACCTCGAGCCCGTGCTTGTTGACCACGTTGTGCCAATGAGGGTTGCCACGCGACCTTTCGAATGCGCGGCGGCCCCGACCCTTGCCGACATAGAACACCTGACCGTCGGTGGCCCGGCGGTGCGTGTAAACGTAGAACTCAGGCGTAGTAAGCATATTCAATTCCCACGACTGCCCTGTAGAGGGGATCCGCGTCCCCCGCAGAAAACTCCTCCGGCGGCATGGCGCGCTTCAGCATTAATTTACCTTGCGGGTCCTTCAAAGCAAGCAGGCGCCGTCCCTCGGCCTCGGCGGCGGTCAGCACCGCCGCGTCGCCGGTTCCCGGCAGCCCGCAGAACACAAGCTCGATGACGCCCTCTTCCTGCTGGGCCTCGCAGATCGTCAGCGTCTCCGACGATTCCACCTCAAACTCGGCGGTGAACCACACTGCATCCGCCGGCTTCTGCTCGAGGTTGATGGTGTCATAGAACGGCGTCGGCGATGCTGCCGCCCAGCCGCGCACCATGTTGCGGACGTACAGGCTGCTCACTTGCCCCTCACATAGAGCTTGTAGCCGACCAGCGCGGCGTTGAGGTGGACGGGATGCACCGCCTCGATCGTCATGGTCTCGCTGCCCATGGTGACGCGATCGAACTTTTCCGGCGCCGCGGTGAAGTCCTTCGCCTTGACCGTGATCACGCGGGCGCCGACGCCATACGCCTGCACCAGAGCATCGTCTTCGTTGCCGGCGATCTTCAGCCCGGCCGTGACCGACTTCGTGGCGTGCGGCGGCTTCGCCTGCGTCCAGGTCGCCGGCGTGCCGAGCGTCTCGATGACCAGTTCGTAGCCGGCGCGGTAGGTGGAGAGGAGCGTTGCGTCTAGCACAGCCGCCTCCGGTACGGTTCCAGGAGCGCGACGGCCGCCGCCGGGATCAGGCCGTGCGCGCCGCCGCCTGCACCGGCACTGGCGCCAGCGCCGCCGGCATCGAAGCGGATCGTGCCGACATCCGGCACCGAGATGCTGGTGATCGCGCCCATGCTGCCGGCCGCCGCGGCGCCGCCGGTCACCGGCAGATTGAACTGCGGCCAGATGCCGTCGAAGATCATCCACAGCGCGACCTCGAGGTCAAGCGGCAGCGCGGCATACCCGCCCTTGTAGGCGACATCGACCTCATGGGAAGCGTAGCCGCCGTCGAGGTAGATCACGCCGGCGGGCTTGTCGATATGACGCTGCGCCGGGCTGGTGACGCTGTGCGCCAGGGTGAGCGTGGCGATCGACTGGATCGGGTAACGCTTCACCGGCAGCGCGCCGTTGTTCACCGGGATGATCGTCTCGACCTCGTCGGCTTCCATGAACCAGCGGTCGCAGTACGCCTCGGCCACGGCCAGCGCGGCATCAAGTGCTGGCTGAAGCAGCGCGATCTTTGAAGGATCGGTGAGGTCGAGGCGGGCTGTTGCTGTTGCTCCGTCGAACATGGTGATCCTTATGGAACGGTCGGCAAATCGCCGCCCAAATCGGTGATGATTTTAGCGTAGGCTGCGACTGCGTCGGCAAACATTTGCTTATGTGTCAGCGCAAAAATAATCTTGGCGCAGTCAATGATTGACTGCGCGTTGTTTCGCCAATTGGGGTCCAGATCGATGGTGTTCAGGTTGGTCACGCTGGCGCGCAGGAGCTGCCACTGCTTGACCGCATCCGCCGGATTTGGCGGAGGACGGCCGAGCGCGAACGCTGCGTTGTAGGCGTCCACGCGCCCTTCGTACCAGTCCTTGTCCGCTTGGCTCGGGTTCCAATTGTCGTAGAACCAACGAATAATGTGGTTCACTAGGTCCCGAATGGTGGTGCCCGGGTCGTTGGTGTTTACGTTCAGCGGCCCGGGGCTATGCAGCCCCTCGAGGTTGATCCAATTGGACATTTCGCGAACGGCATGGTCGTTCAGAAACGAATTCCACGGCCAGCCCCAGCTACCATGGTCCGTGAGAGCCCCCGCGCCAAACAACCACTTGCCGCCAGCGGTGCCCCAATTCTTGTCCGCCCACTGAGTGTTCTCGCGCTGCGCCTTCACCGCGTTGATGTAGTTGTCGAGCATGCCCTGCGTGACTTGCGGCCACACGCGGCTCCCATTGTAGTACGCTTCCCGGATCTGGGTGCCGCCTAGAAACACGCGGGTGATCTTGGTGCTGTTGAGAAACATGCGCTACACCGAGATGAGGTAAAGCGTGTTCGGGTTCTTGTGCGTGATGGCGTCGTACTCCGCCTTGGTGCACAGCCGGAATGGCCCGATGTAGTCGCCGAGCCCGTTGTCGTGCGTAAGCTCCGCCTGCGAACCCGAGTGGGTGCTCGAGTAGGTGCCGTCGTACACGACCGCGTTGTTCATTACGTCCGGCCGGTCGCACTCGACGATAAGGTCGAACATGCCGTTGAGCGCCCCGGTCGTAGTGGTGAGCCACACGTCGAAGCCGGACGAGACCCACTGCACCTTGATGCTGCCGAATAGCTGGTTGTTCGACGCATTGAACAACGTGCGCTTGAGCACGAGCTGAGGAGTTGCGCTTGCATTCACCACCAGCTCGAAGTTGATAAGCCCGCGCGTGCCGTTGCGCCCGGCCAGCGTGATGTTGTACAGCGCAGCTTCGTTGGGGATGTGCGACACCAGCAGGCGCTCCTGCCCGGCCGTGTTCGTGTCGTAGGTGTACGTGGCCGTCTTGCGAAAGATCGACGGGTAGTTGCGCTGGCAGTCGAAGAACGAGGCGTCAGTGAGCGATGCCGCAACGTGTCCAGCGGAGGTGGTGTTGAATTGCAGCGTGCCGAGGTTGTAGTCGCGGGAGGTCACGACGATGTCGAGGTTGAGCGGCGCGGTGAGCGTCTGGCTCAGCACCGCCACCACGGCCACGTTGTCCGTGGCGTCCAGCCACTTGACGTACAGCTCCTTGATCTTGGAGTTGCGCGCCAGAACCGAGACGGGAGAAATCTGCGGCACCGCGCCCGCCGAGGTGAGCACCTCGAACGAATACAGCGCGCCGCCGCCATCGGCGTCCTCGATGTTGAACGAGCTGAAGCTCTCGTCCGACGGGATGTTGTAAACCAGCGTGACCTTGGTGTTCTTGGCCGTGTTTGCCGGGATCGTGACCTTGCCTATGCGGGTCTGGCCCCACAACACCGTGCCGGTCACGGTGTCCGCGACCGACTGGGCATGCGGCGTGTTCACAGACCACGAAAGCCCGGGAGGCGGATCGCGCGAGACATCCCAGTCCACCAGCGCCCAGCCGCCATTGGAGGCGTCCGGGTCGCCGGACCAGATGAGGTACAGGCGGTGGCCGTTCTGGATCACCGTGCCGTCGAGGATGCCGCCAACGACCGTCTGCGTCGTGCCGGATCGGTTCTGGTATTCGTAGTAATGGCCGGGCAGCGGATGCGGCTTGCGCGCGAACGTCGCGAGCTCGTTGAAGTTGACCACGATGCCCGAGCGGTCCAGCGGCGGCACGCGGGTCGTGCCGGTGATCACGTACACCGGCCGGTTCTTGATCACGGTGAACTCGGTCAGCGAGCCCGTGAGCAAGTCGTAATAGCTGTCGCCCGACTCCGGCTGCTGGTTGGCCGGGAAGGTGTTCGCAGGCATGCCCCAATTGTTGGCCGCCGAAGTGTCCGCCGTGTTGTAGTCGCCGCGACCGAAGAACACGTGCGCGCCATAGGAGGCGTTGACCTTCTTCCACTCCGTTGGCACCGGAACCAACGGCAGATTGCCGCCCGGCTCCGCCGTGCCTTGAAGAATGTTCTGCACCGCCACGAACCACGCATTGTGGCGGCGGCTGTACACGATGGAGTTCGCTTCATACGGCCGGTCCGCCCACGCCATGTTGCCGCGCGTGAGCTGCCAGTAGCGCGCGTCCGCGAACGTCTGCGTTAGGTTGCCACCTCGCAGGATCTCGAATTGCTTGAGGTTCCCGTTCCATTGCAGGATGTCCGAGTTTCGCAGCTCCGTACCGGCCGCGACGCCCGGGATGCCTGCCGGAGCGTACTCCGGCTTGTTCGGGTCCGTGGTGGACACGACCCAATTGTAGGTGTTGAGCACCGTGTTTCCCGCACCGGCAACAGCCGCCGGGAAGCCGCCACCGGAGCTGCCAGTGAGCGCGACAGCGTAGGCAGCAGGCAGCGTCTCCACGCCAAGCCACAGGTCCGCGCCGTTCACATAGGCGTGGTACGCCAGCACGTGCGTCGCGCCGAGCTGCGCATTGAGCGCCGTCTCCAGCTCCGTCGTGTCGGCGTAGGTGGCAGGCGGAATACCGACCGTGGACTTGGTGCCGTCCGAGTAGAACACCTCGACGTTCACCGTCGAGTTGATGGTGGCAGCAAACGTGTCGAGCCCGTGACCCTGAAAGTTGAACCACACAAGCACGTTCGCGGCTGCTGCCTTGGGAGCGGCGATGTTGGGCTCCGCCACTTCCGTTCCAGCCACAGGCGGGACGAAGCCACTATCCGTTTGCGTCCACAGGTTCGGGGTATTGGTGGCAGGCTTGTAGACGCCTTGGTACAACGAGCCCGCTGCAATGGCTTCCTGCATCGTGTGCCGGTTGACCGCGTCGTTCAGACCGGCCGGGCCAGTGCGCGGGTCGCCTACGGCAGCAACAAGGAAGTTTCCCATGTTGAGCGTGCCGTCGGCGAGCACCTGCGTCGAGCGCGTGACGCCGCCGCCGCCACCTCCACCACCTCCGCCGCCACCGGAGTACATGCGCCGCCAGTCGTCCTCAAGGAACTCCGTGCGGTTGGCATTGCGGGCGACCCACAGCGTCTTGTTGAAGACGACCACGTCGCCGACGCTGTAGCTGTTGCCGTAGAGGAACTGGCCGCGGAACGACCGCAGCGGCGTGCCGCCTTCATCGATGATCTGCTGGGATGCGGCCTCCCACACGTCCATCGCCTTGCGGGTCGCGGTGGCGTCGATGTAGTCCTCGAGGCCCTCGACATCGGCGGTCAGCACCGTGCCGTCGTCCATCGCCATGTGCAGGCCGGCGCCGTCCATCTTCAGGTGGACGGGGATCGCCGCGTTCCGGCCGTCGGCGCCGCGTTCGCCCTTGTCGCCCTTGGCGCCGCGCTGGCTGAACATCCGGCCCTTACCCTGCCACCAGATGAAGCAGCTGCCGCCGTCGATGTAGAGGTCGCCGTTATCGTAGGCGGCGTCGGCCTTCTTTAGGCCCTTCCAGGCGAAGCCGGCGGTGCCGATCCGCTCCCATTCGTCAGACGCGCCCGGCTCGCCGATCGTGTCGCACTTGGCGCGGTACAGGCGGCCGATCTCGGCGGTGACGTAGGTCCCCTCGCGGTGGATGCCCGGCGCCCATGCCTTCGTCTCGACGCCCATGCCGTCGCGGCCGTCGCGGCCGTCTGCGCCATCCCGGCCGGCGGCACCAGCCTCGCCGGCGTCGCCCTTCTCGCCTCGAGGAAGCTCGACCTCGACCGCGTCGCCGTTGTCGAGTTCGATGACCGCCCTGCCCTCGCCCTCGATCTGCTTGATCGCGGCGATGCCGACGCCGTCGCGGCCGTCCTTGCCGGCGGCACCATCCTTGCCAGCCTCGCCGATCGGGCCGGGCGTCAGGGCGATGCTCTCGACACGCTTCTTCAGCGCGACGATCTCGTCAACGATCGGCTCGACAGCCTGGGCGAGTTCCTTCTCGATCATCATGCTGCCTTGTGGAACAGGTTAGCGATCAGCGCCTTCGACAGATCGACATCGATCGTCTTCGCCGGTTCCGGCGGCGGCGCGGGAGCGGGAGCCGGCGCGGGCTTCGGTGCGAGCTTCGCCTCGGTCTCGGCGTCGAGGAGGTCGCCGATCTTGTCGAGCGGCGTCATCTGGCGCTGAAGGTAGGCCGTGCCGCCGCCCTTGACCGAGCCGAGGCCCTCGCGGGCGCGGGCTTCATCCGGCGTCATCAATCCGCCCTGCACCGCCTTCGTCAGGCCGTCGATGCGGCCTTCGAAGTTCGACCGCAGCAATGCCGACGTATCGAGTTCGAAGTATTCGTTCGGGCCGAGGCC